CAAGATTTTGAATCAACTGAGAATCTGGAACCTGAGTAGTTTGGGCCATACCACCGACGCTGAAGCCAGAGCCGAGGTTATGCTTATATGTAAGCTGATAAACGTCATCAGTCTTAGAACCAAGATCGCCAACGGCAGTATCCTGACCATAAGCAGCAGTCAAGCTATCAGTGCTTGCTGGTGCTACAGCTTGTGATGTAGTTACAGCAGGTGCTGCTGCTGGAGCCTTCTTCTTCTTAGGAAGATCGGTTGCAAATGCACTTGTTGCGAGAACAACAGCGGCTGCAGTGATTAGTAGCTTCTTCATTTATTACTCCTTAGTTTTAAAATAAAGTTAAGATATCTCTCAACCTTTTATGATTATAGTATATAAATTCGTATTAGTAAAGTGTTATTTATTTGGCTGGGAGATAGGGACTCGAACCGATCACCTACTGCGTGCAAAGCAGACGCTCTACCAACTGAGCTAATCTCCCGAAATTTTAAATATCTCTTTTGATGTTTACGATAACATCATTAATATCGCTTTCAATTTCAACAATCAACGTTGTTTCATCGATAGCAACCATGCCAACATTAACTGGCCATGGAATAGATTGCCAACCGTGAGCTGCAGCAAGATCAGTAATTTGGCTATTTACATCACAATAATTTTTACCAATAAATTGTTTAAACTCTTCCACATCAATCTCCTATAAATAGTGCGTATCATTATATAGCTGCTGGAGAAACTGTATGATTCAAGAAATGAACTTTTTAGAAAAAGCATACCTTTTTGCTACGCTTTCAAATGCAGCGTACACAGATGATTGTAGTAAAAATTTCTTAGAGTTAGGAATGAAACCATATAACTATGTTCTTTTTTCTAACCAAGGTGCATTCGGCCACGCCGCATGTAATAAAAGTGATTTAATTTTAACTTTTCGTGGTACCAATCCTAAATCATTAAATGATATATATGCAGATTTAGATACTATTCCTAAGAGACATGCTAATGGTTGGGTACATGAAGGCTTTAGAAGAGAAGCTAGAAAACTTTTACCTATGGTAATTAATTACATTAGACATAATCCAAATCGTAAAATTTGGTTAACTGGTCATAGTCTTGGCGCTGCCATGGCTCTTTATATTACACAAGAGTTAGAATTTGCTGGCTACGCTCCAGAAATGTTATTTACCTATGGTTGCCCAAGATTAGGTAATAAAGAATATGTAGATTGCATTAAAACAAAACACCATAGATTTGTAAACTGTAATGATATTGTTCCAACCGTTCCGCCATCGCTAATAGGATTTTGTCATCATGGTATATTGCATTATATCAACTATTATGGAAATATCAGACAGCTAACATCATGGCAAAAATTTAAAGATAAAATGAGAGCACATTATTATGCTTTCAAAAAAGGCGAATTGTTCGAAAGTATCGATGACCATAGCATCAGTTTGTATGCTACAAGAATTAAAGATATCGACCCTAACAAATAATTATTTGTTGAAAAATTTGTAATAAATTATTAGTGAATACCAAACCATGCTGCAAGTAAGTAATATAGATCCGCCAATTAAAGAAAACCATTGGTGTAGGGAATAGCAAAAAAATATTCCCCATGCTTGGCCAGTATAAAAAAACAACGGTGAAAGCCAATGAGTACCTTTTAATGTTTTGTCTTTAATAATTTGTTGAATGTTTATAATAACAAATAGACATCCGACGAATGGAAAGAAAGCATTAATTAAATCGATTATACTTTGATCCATTGGATATCCTTTATAATGGAGGAAGAGGTGGGATTCGAACCCACGGTAGACTTTCACCTACGCTAGTTTTCAAGACTAGATCCATAAACCGCTCGGACACTCTTCCGTTATTTTATAGCTGCACGTTTGCGCAACTCTGTTGTTGAAAATCTATGATCACGGCTATTATAGATTATCTTTATTCTTTTTTTCCAACATTCAACTTTACCTGTAAATTCTGTATCTTTATATTCTTCACCAAGAAATCTAATATCGATATGCTGTGATAAAATAATATCTATTACATCAGCCTCAGTGCTGTAAGGAATAATCTTGTCAACAAATTTACAAGCATCTAATTGCATCCATCTTTCATAGATAGTTTGTGCTGGTTTATTTTTGGTATCAGGTCTATCAATTGTAGGATCTGTTTGTAAGCCAACAATAAGATAATCACATTGTCTTTTACATTCTTCTAACATTGCAATATGCCCTGCATGAAGAAGATCAAATGTCGAAAATGTAATACCAACCTTTTTACCAAACATAAACATCATATACTCCAATATTGGTTGCGGTCGCTGGTAACGCTCCAGTTCTGTTGGTTATGAGCCAACCGTGGCACTTTTCCACTACCCCGCAATAATTTTTTTGGTGCAAGTAATTGGAATCGAACCAATCTTGGAAGCCTTATGAGAGCTTGTCGACACCTTGCCGACCTACTTGCTTTTTCTTAACATAGTATTTATTATAGAAATAAAGTTTGGCCATATCAGCTGCATAATGCCAAAATCTATTCTTTTCTATTTTTGGAAGAGCATCAAACCATTTCCAAAATTCTTTATTGAAATTTTCGTTGTTTAATTCATCTTCCATATCAGTTCTCTATAATTGGTGCGCTTGGTAAGATTCGAACTTACACTGTAATGCTTCTAAGGCATTCGCCTCCTAACCGTTGGGCTACAAGCGCATTAATCTTTTTAATGTTTTATTTTTTCCAGAATTTGTTGGTTGTAAAGCATGACAATTTGGGCAAAGTAATCTGATATTTTCTAAAACATTATTATTATGATTGCCATCAATATGGTCTAATTCTAGAGGTATTTTATTATTTTGCCAAGATTCATTATTACAAATTTCACATTTATATTGTTTTATTCCATCTTCCAACAATTTAATTTTTAATGTATGACTTTTTATACATGTAGAATTTAAATATTCTAAAGCACTTTTTTTAAGTGTGCTTTTTTTACCTTTTCCACTTTTATTGCCTTTATATTGTATATTTAAATATTTAAATGCATTTTCTAATACAATAGGTCTACAATCTAATTCCTTACACATAAATGATTTAGATTTATTTTCACTTATCCAAAATAGAATATCATTTTTTCTGTTTATTATATCTTCTCTCATTTTTTATTTCCTAAATTGACGTAATAGTTTATTTATCTATTACGTCAATTTAATTAGTATTCGATGGGTACGAGTATGCATCCTCTTTTCAGTGCACGGGTTCCCATGGTTATGAGGCTTATACCTCCCCGACCACGCCAAGCAAGAGAGCCACACACCTATCGGGTGGAGAGCTTACTTGACCGTGATGTCTACACTGCCCATCGAATATTTGGAGCGGCGTACGAGACTCAAACTCGTTTCACTAGCTTGGAAGGCTAGGGCACAATCTATATACCAACACCGCATTTCTTGTTTTGCCATTTCAATTTAATAGCATCCGAAATTCTTTTTTTATGTTCTACTGATTTAGTAGAACCAGTAAGTTTTTGATTTAATTTTTAATTGTACAGACATTTTATTACTCCTTTAATTATTAATATACTATAGTATTCAATTAAAGTCAATAGAATAATTTAAGGTGGTCTATAAGTTTAGGCGATGAAGTTCTTCATTGCTTGTCTTCCTTCTTTTTGTTTTGCTCTTCTATTTTAGCGTCGATTAGCTCGACCCAATTATCAGGTATTACACCAACAAACCAACTACCTTTATCAAAGTATCTATCAGGATTATCTTGCTTATTGATATGCGCTTGTTGCCGAGTAAAATAATCAACACGCAACTTCATGGCTCTTTTTTGCCATTCGCGTTCTTGATATTGCTTTATCAGATCTTTATCTATAATAGCCCATAACTTAAACAATGCCCATACTTTAAAAGTATTCCAGGTATATTTTAACCAATTTTTCATTTCACACTCTCATAATAAATGGTGACCCTAACAGGAATTGAACCTGCTTCACAGCGTTTTAGAGACACCTGCATAACCAATCTGCCATAGGGTCGTAATAGTATTTATATTCACTTAAATTGGAGGTCTCAAAGGGACTCGAACCCCTAACCTTATCGTTCGTAGCGATGAGCTCTTCCAGTTGAGCTATGAGACCAATAATTCATTTACAAAATGTTTTAGTAATTTATGATGACGACCATGGTGCCAAAACTGAGGCATATAACTCCATGAGTCATACCAGTATTTATTTGATTCAGGATGAGGTCCAATAACACCTACATTACCTTCTATGATTGCTGCAGGATGACCAAGATCTTTATATTCGCCATACCAAGCTATCGTTTTGATATTGCCCATATCACCTGGATTTTTAATAGACTTTGCGTATTTTTTAAATTTTTCATTTTCTATAAATTTAAATGTACAGCCATCATAAAAATACATATACTCTAAATCGCTAGAGTAACCATGTGGTTTATCCCATCTAACAGGAAGTACAGTACCATAACTTCTTTTAGTAAGAGCATCTGGTTCTTTGATATATTGAACAGGCTCTGGTGTAATTAAATCAAAGTATCGAGAACCAGCCCAATATGCACCCATACAAATACCAAGATATTTTCCACCACGTTCTACATATTTTTGAATAATATCAATTTTATCTTTCAACAAAGAATCAAATATATCAGCATCCCCAATACCACCTGGAAATACTACCATATCGAATTTGTTTAAAAATTCATCATCTAATTTTGTTTCATCAAAAGAAGTGCAGCTGTGGGATTTATCCATTGCATCAGTAAAGCCAGCTGCACTATCAAATGAACAATAAGGATGATGGATGTATATTGCTATGTTAGCCATAATAAACTCCATCAAAATTGGCGAAGGTGCAAGGATTTGAACCTTGACTAACAGTTTTGGAGACCGTTGTGCTACCGTTACACTACACCGACAATTTATTTTTTATATTTTTCGCTGCATACGTATCTTGTTGTGTATGACAGTTTGGACATAAAAATCTTAAATTACTAATTTTATTGTCATTATTTACACCATTGATATGATCAAGCTGTAATACTAATTTTTTGTTATTATAATTTCCATCATTATAACACTCTTGACATTCATATTTGATTAAATTTTGTTTAATCAAACGTTCTTTAAGACGATGTCTTGGATAACTAGAATTTTCAATAAATATTTCATCATTACTGAATATTTTTCTAGAATTCGCGCAAGAATATGAACAATAAACACCATTTTTATTATGACTGTTATTGCATTTCGGGCAAAGTTTCATAAGCAATCCTCTCTATAAACATTTTTTTATATTTATAAATTATAGGTTCTAAGAACCTGCGGATTACCATCTTCCCCGACCGACAATTTTTTTATTTATAAAAATTTAATTGCAGAAATAACAAGCCCAATAACAACCAAACCAACGATTACAACTTCAATCTTTTGAGCGGTTGATAAATTAAAAAACTTCTTTTCTTCAGTAGAAACAACTTTCTTAATAGAAGCAAACTTATCTTCAACATGATAGTTCTTCATATCAGCACTAACTTCTGTTAGCTTGTCTTTAAAAGATTCGATATGAACCATCAATTCCTTATGCTTTTGAGTTTGCTCATTAATGTAATCAGTAATGTCAGCAATGTTATCAATAAGGTTGATATGATGCACTGGAGGAATGGGATCAGTACTCAAAACATGAGGGTTAGTAGATAATGGAATAGAAGCAATTGCTTGTTGAGCTTGCTGAAGAGCAGCTTCAATACTTGCTGTGTTAGATTGATCTGTTAGATTTACTTCTTGATTAGTCACGTCATTCATTATATAGCTCCATTTTGAAAAATAATATTTAGTGGAGAGGAAGATGGGATTCGAACCCACATTTCAAATTTTAAAACTCCGCAGTAGCCGTTCCTGCACACTTCCTCGAATAAGATGAGCCTCACGTGTTGGCTCGTGTAGTCTAAGATTGCGACAAGCCCACCAAACATGGTCGACACTGGATGGGCATATGGTACTTAGATCATATAGAAACCGTTGACCCGTTGGAGTCATCACTGGTTAATTCCAGATCCCTGTTGCGCATCTTACTCGTCGAGAGGCGTGGGCGGTACGTTATGGTTGCGAAGTCTTGGATTCGAACCAAAGATCTTCAGTTTATGAGACTGACGAGATGACCACTTCTCTAACCCGCAATAAATTCTGTGGTGGTTGATTTGAGGAACAACCACCGAAATCCTAACACCTTTGCATTATACCCAAGCAGCTTGGATGCGCGCTATCTATCGTCCGGTGAACCGACATTTCGATTGTGGTGCCCCCACCTAGAATCGAACTAGGTACTGATGCTTACAAGGCAACTGTTATACCAGTTAACTATAAGGGCTAAATTGGCTCCCAGAGTAGGGCTCGAACCTACAAACCTTTCGGCGCTTGATTAACAGTCAAGTACGTTTACCTGTTCCGTCATCTGGGAATAATTAAATTTGAATACCTAACTGTTTTAATTCTTTTTCTAATAAAACTGTTAGTTTTCTATGTAAAGGAAATTGTGACCATTTAGCTATATCTTTTTCAGTCTTATATCCTTTAATCTCTATATATTCATCAGTATCAATTAAATAAAAATCTGGAGTATATTTTCTTTCTTTTCCATCAAAGAAATATGCAAATGAATCTTTATTTCTTGACCATTTTATATTATTTGCATCTAGATATTGTGCATATTTTAATTCCCAAGAACCATGTAAGTCAACACCATTATAATCTATATGCATATGTTTTGCCAGAGAAGTATGCCACACTCCAATAAACTCTATATTCTTATAATAGCTTAACTTAATTATATAGTCAAGTGTTTTTTATAAATATTTTATCCTAAACATCATGAAGGAGATTATCATGAACTTATCTAAAATTAACGATTCGATTGCATTAAAAACAGTAGCTTGGATGTCAAGCATTTGGTGCGTATATTTCTTTTTCATTTGGTCAATGTTACCATCTGTAATACCATCTTTACAAGATTTTGTATTTTACGTATCTGGCGGTATTATCCAGCTTGTTGCACTACCTCTTATTATGGTAGGTCAAAACCTTGCTGGTAAAGCAGCAGAAGAACGTGCAGAAGAAGATCACGAACATCTTGTAGAAATTTTAAAAGATATTCAAGAAGATCATCAGGCTCTTGCTGATCTAGTAGCTGCACTAAAAAAGAAATAATACAGTGGTGGTTTTTCTTGTGTCAGGAAAACCACCAAACCCCGCATACGCAGCCCATCCCACGTTTCGCGTATGGCGGAGGCAGTAATCGCGTCACGAGGCCACGGTGGGTCTGCCTTATGTCAGCGTGGATGGATTTGAACCATCGATCTCAAGTGTCCAAGACTTGCGGGAACGGCCAGACTTCCCTACACGCTGTTAATATTGGTGCGAGAGGCAGGAGAATCGAACTCCTCTTACCTGAGCGAAAATCAGGAGGCCTAACCGCTAGCCGAACGCACCATAAACTTTGGTTGGCATGGATAGAATCAAACTATCGTCTATCGATTATCAGTCGATTGCTCTATCATTGAGCTACACGCCAGTAATTTGGCGAACCCAACAGGATTTGAACCTGTAACCTAGAAGTTAAAAGCATCTTGCACCACCAATTGTGCTATGGGTTCAGTATAATGGTGGGGCGGGTAGGATTCGAACCTACTCCGTTTCTTATGTGCGAGGTTTACAGCCCCGTGCCCATCCGCCGTCTGAGCAGCCGCCCCTAAATTCGTTGCTGGTTACTGCCATCCAGCATCTCCCTTTTCGCGGAGTAGGTTCATTGGATAAGACGATCGTGTACAAGGACATTTCAGGTAGCCTAAACCTATATCCAATGCATTCACACGACCAGATACATTGGTGACCGCAGGTATCCATCTCCTGCAATTATTTGGTACGGTCTACTGGGATCGAACCAGTTCCTTGAGTGCCACAAACTCACGTGCTGACCCTCAACACTAAGACCGCAAATTTATTGGCATTTGTTTCGTTAGATGATTGCTCATCTGCTCCCCTACCATCTCCGTAGGTGCTTCACCAGCAGTGCCAAACTGCTACAATTATCTCTTCAAAGATACTACATAAAATCGAATTTTGGAGTCGGTTGCTGCCGTCCTTAGCCATTGATCAGGTTGTCTTAGGATGGCAAGATGGCCCTATCATCCGTAGTACATGCGTCCATGCACGGTACCCTGTGTAGTATCTATGAAGAGATAACCGAAGTTATCTCAACGTTGAATTTAACAATTTCAATCAGCAACTATTATCAGTATAGCCTAAAAAAACTTAAAAGTAAAGAACAAAATAAAAAAGGAGCAACTTTTTTTGTTGCTCCCTGAGAAAAATCATTTTTGTTTTAGATTCTTCTCAGGCGATAATCTCCCAACGTGTTTTTGCAATCGGTGAATATTCTCCGTTGCCACAATTGAAAAGATTTTTATTTTGTAGATGCATAGTTAGTTCCTTATTAGTCATGTTTTATTTAGCCAACTTATCCAAGCATATCGACTAAACGGCCACTTTTATCTACTGCACGGACACGAAAATTTGGATTATTTCTCTTTAGGCTTTGCATTTCAATCAAAACCTTTTGTGGTTGATTTTGAGTAGTGTGATACGTACGCCATACACCCGAGGTATCTTGAGCTTGAATATCAACCTGATCCATATCATTTCCCTTTTCATCAATCATCATATTATCAGTATAGCCTAGATAATCAAAAATGTCAAGAAAAAAGTATCGTTGATATCACTGGAGTTTTTAGGTTAAAGACGAATGTTAAGGCGATTTTTAAACATTTCTCTAACGATTTCTTTTACCGCCGATTCGAATGCCCGTTTGGCCTCTTTTTTGGTTGGCCTGTAAACATTTTCTTTCAGCAGCTGAACAGCACGATGATTTTCTAGTTGCTCTTCATGCCAAATATCATCTTGGGCATCAATCATTGTCTCAATCGAATCAAATAGCTTATCAAGTTCAAATGGAATTTTTTCATTCGGCATGGCGAATTTCCTCATCATTTTTCATGTTATCGACAATAATGTATTGTGCATTTTTATCTAGTTCGCGATATGCTTCTAACAATTTTCGAACTTTAAATAATCTGTTTGATACATCTTTCAAAGTATCTTGAGCAACCTTATCATTGTGGCCATCTTCAAGATCTGATATTACAGCATCAAGATTAGCATCGACTGAATAATCAATGTGAAACTTTACACCATTTTCTTCTTCCAGCTGCATTGGTGGATAAAGAATTGCAATGAGTTGTTCAATTTTTTCGTCGGAAGTAGTTTTAATTTTCTTTTTCACACTAAACATAATATAAATCTCACTATGGTTTCAATTATTTTTTGCGGCCAATATTATATTTGGCTACTAATTCCCAGTCATTTTTTTCTTTATGAGGCAATATCTTAATTTGATTCATTGGAGTTTTTGGCTCAATAAATTTTTCAGGTTCAACAATTTTAATTAAACCCCACTCTTCCAAAAGAACAGCAATAGTGTTGCGACGACCTTTATCTTCATCACTGAAGTTAGATGGTTTTCCATCAAGAGCAAATAGCTCTTTGAAATGTACGATAAAATATTTACCTTGTTTATGAAGGATATGGCAAGACTGATATAGTTTTTTGTCTTTACGGGAAGCTACGCCAATGCGTGTAAGAGTTTCTTTAATCTTTAGAAAATCTTCTTCTTCACCTATCTTCACCTCCAATAGTGATTCTATAATATTCATAAAATGCCTCATTATTACGTTTCTTATTGTTATTATTTATTTTATTTAACATTGTAATATTATACTCCACCTTTATCGAGTTTTTTCTTGATTATCTTTATTTGATCATCAGTAAGAACTGAAACAGCTACTTTAGCTTTATCATAGCTATAACCATAATATTCTTGAATTAATTCGATATCTGAATCTTTTTTCTTCTTAGCCCATTTAGAAAACCGTTTAGCTTTACGGATAGAATAGAACAAATAATCATGTTGCATAAGTTTGTCAACATGGTGATTGATATTCATATCATTTGCATACATGATAGTATCAATATAATATGATAAAGCCCTATTGACCATAAATGGCGAATATTCTTTCTGATTCGTTTCATCAATCAATCTCTTTTTATTCAAAGAGATATCTGTTACTATGTCAAATGGATTCACTTAAACCGAACTCCCATCATAATTTCAATAAGACAAGCAGTAAGATTAATTTCAGCATCAGCAGAGAAAGCAGCTTGGTACTGATACTTAGAAAGGATAAGAATTAATTCAGCAATAGCAGGAGTATCAAAATATTTCGATGCACTATCATAAATGGTTCGCATAATCATATTTTGATCATTATCAGTGTTTTCACCAACCCATTTGCGGATCTCAGTAAAGTTTTTAGTCTTCAATAAATCCATCAATGAATTGACAGAAATTTCTGTCATGTTAGTAAGAATACCAGCATCAATACTACCTGTAGCAGCATAACGCTGAAGTTCATTAAGAACACGTCGCCAATCAGGAAAATGCTTCTGAATAACTTCTGCAACGGCTGCTTTATCAAATGTAATTTGTTCAGATTCAAGAATACCTTGAACACGTTTGAAAAACTGTCCAGCCAACTTAGCCATGTCGGACTTACTGATCTTGAAGTCAATTACTGAACACCGAGAATGAAGTGGCTCAATGATTCTGTTCTTAAAGTTACATGTAAGAATGAACCCACAATTCCGCGAGAACTCCTCCATGAAGTTACGGAGGGCTGGCTGTGTGGAGTTTGCGTTAAGATAGTCAGCCTCGTCAAGAATAACGTATTTTCTTCCACCGCTGAGGGAAACCGAAGAGGCGAAGTTGAGGATCTCATTGCGAAGCGTATCGATGTTACCATTCATACTTCCGTTAATAATAATGTAATCGCAACCTAACTGTTCAAGCATGGCTCTAGCCACTGTCGTTTTACCAACACCAGCTGAACCTGAAAGGATAAGATTTGGGATATTTCCCTGATCAACAAACTGTTGAAATACTGCCTTGAGTTCAACAGGCAGGATAGTATCCGCGATAGTTTGTGGACGATAACGTTCTGTCCATAAAAATTGGTCTAACATTCACAGTCTCCATAATAAAAAGGGGAAGAGTATTATATTACCCTTCCCCGATGATAAAGTCAACTTAGAAAGTTGAAGTAGCTTCAATGGCGATCCAGTATTCAGCTTCTGGACTTTCAAAATGAGAGATACCCTTTGAAGAAAGATTAACTGTGTAATCTCCAGGAATAACCTTAATATTTTCTACCTTGAAAATAGCACGGAAATTCTTATCCGTTTTACCGACATCAATGCTATAAACATCGCCAGATGGATTCTTCGAATCGATAGCCTGTAGAGAAACATTCGAACCATCACCAACTACTGCGAACTCAGGAAGTGATAGAACACCAAGAGCCTTAAGAATGTCAGTAAGATTAGCATTAGTAAGCTGGAATGTTACGTCAACAGAAGGAAGTTTAATTTCCTTATCTGGCGGAGTCTTAATCGTTGTCTCATCAGCAAAAGTATAGTTTACGCTACGACCAGTGCTGTCGCTGATCTTTACGTAACGATCAGTGAATGAAAGATCTGGATCTTCAAACAATGAAAGAGTGCTGAGGAAACGGCCAAGATTGTAAATAGCAAACTTATTCGAGAAACTAGCAGGAACAGTAGCACGTGCCATGATAGTCTTATTGGGAGAAATAGTAGATACCACATTCCCTTCCTTGAAAAGCATCGAAGGATTGACGCTCGAAAAATTTTTCAATACGTTGATAGTCTTTGTATCTAACTTCATAATATAGTCCTTTTCACCAGTTAAAATTACTTAGAAGGCTTTTTTGACTTGCCACCAAGAGCGGCTGGATCAGCAGTAGCTGAAGCACCAATAGTAGCAAGATCTGCAAGAGATCCACCAAAGATATAAGAGCCGACATGCTGCATCTTCATCCATGGGCAGAACCAAGTCTTAAGACCAATATTCTGCGCTTTCTGACAGAACCAATAATCTTCAGAAAGATAACGCTCAGACTTTGCATCGACTTCAGCTTGGAAGTACATCATGATCTTACGCGAACCGTCAAATGCTTCAGTACGAACATGATCAGGACGATACATGTACTGAGGATATGAATCCATAAACTTCTGAAGTGCTTTCTTAGTAATCATCATGAAGCCAGTTCCAATTTCAAGAACTTCAACAGGCTCATTGATAGGAATCGAACCAGTGTTATTCTTAGGATTGAAAACGTAGTCACCAACAAATCGCTCAAGAACATTTGGATCTTCATCAGCAACACCCTTATCAACTGCCAACTTGATCTTTTCCCAGCTGATGCATTTCTTAGGATAAGGGCCACCGATAACATCATACTTGTCTGGATCACCAGCCTGTAGAGCCATAAGAGCAAGAACATCTTGAGGATTAAATCCAATGTCAGAGTCAATAAACATAAGATGTTCGGCTTCAGAACGCATGAACTCATCTACGCAATAGTTACGTGCACGAGTAATCAAAGATTCATTGAATAGGTAATAGAACTGTAGAGGAATGCCATATTGAGTGCAAAGAGCAGACAAGTCAGCAGTTGACTTTGCAAACATACCAGCGCACTGACCACCATACATTGGTGTAGCAATAAAAAGTTTATTCTCACGTAGTTTTTCGATTGGGATATTAATTTCCATTATTTACTTCCTTCATTATCATGTACATGTAGTTGTATCATTGCGTAGTGAATCACTTTAATCAAATCTTTTCGCCAGTCATCACGGCTACCCTTTTTACCATAACGCTGCGCATACTTCATAACATTACCCATACAGAATCCTGTACCATGCCCAGAGTCAATAATGAACTCTGTTGCTTGGAATTTATTTTGGGAGTAATGTTCGCTGTATGTTTTATTTATATAGTTAGAAATTTCCTCAATATATTTTTTTTCATTATATTTATAAACAGGCATAATATTTTTAAGATGCAAAGTTTCAGTAGGAATAATTTCGTTGAAATAAACTTTATTAACATTATCAATGCTTACATTATTAGCACTGGTATTCCAAATAGTTCCAGCTGGCCCATTAGCACCTTTTGGATTTTTTGTTGTATTATCTGAACCTGTTGCACCAAAATTTGGAGTACCAAAAAGATTAAGATTTTTAGTCGTCATTGCAGGTATATCCACACGTTCTAATTTATTCATTATAACCTCTCCAATTAATAAAGTAAAGGCTTTTCCATGCCTTCTTTCCAAAAATAATATTGAACATCCGGATGCATCAATTTCATTAATTTTAAAACTTTTTTATTATCTTCATAATGTATTTGTACACCATTTGCTTTTAATATACTTACTTTAAAAGCAGCAGCATTAGCAACAGATCTAGATTTATCTAAAAGATATATATCAACAACTCGTTTACCAAAATGTTCATCCATCCACAATTTAGTTGCTGCATAAACATCTGGTTCAAATTTTCTTGCTGATACTGCAATAAAAAAAGGTTCTTCTGGTTCTAACAATTTTCTAGCATTGCGATAGTAATAAACAAGTTTGCGTTTACGTTCTTCTCTTTCTTGTTTATTCATTCTTCCCCATTTTTTTTCTGAAGGTGGCGGTCCTTCAGCTAAAACACCATCGATGTCATAGGATACTATCACATTGTTGCTCCCAAATTTTCTTACGTTCTTCAACACTCAATAAAACAAATTTATCAAGATCTTCAGCAGTATTAACTGGATAACACCATTCCAAACCTTTATTACCTAAAGGAGCGAGTACTGGAATACCAGCATAAAGAGCATGATACGCTCTACCAGTGTGCCAACCTGTTACTGCATGTTTTTTATCATACAAGGCGAGACAGCCATAATAATTGCGATAAAATTTACGACGATTTTTTTGCAATGGAACATCAACAAGTTCGAATTGATAATCTTCCCACTCTTTTGCTTTACCAGCAATTTGCAAAGATTTAGCAGTACCGAATGTTTTAAAATATGCAGCACGTCCTTGATTACGACCAATGTAAACAATTTTATTAATTGTTCCTGCTGAAAAATTATCGAACTCCATACTAGCATTCATCGGCATATGAACGCACTTAATACCTTCTGGTGCTTTCAATACTTTTAATGTTTCTTGCACATTAACTGCATTTGCAATGATGGTCCAACGATTCCAGTTCTCATTAGGAAGTAATTCCCATAAGAAAGATAAGTCTGGATCATCGCAAATAAACCAAACATCACCTGTATGATTTTTTACATAGCTAACTGTTTTGTCCCAATCTTTACCATAAAACTGAAGATTAGTGCCACCAAATTCAAGACAAAGAATATCAAATTTAGCATCATACTGTGGAAGCAAACCGTCATTTTTTGTTTCATCAGTTGTATCAGAAAGCAATTCTATTTTGTATTTGTTTTTTCCACCAAATTCTTTGAATAAAGCTACTCTCTTATCGACCCAAGCACCACGAGTGCCAGATTCATTTGGAGTAAGGCCAATTTTACCAGCTACTCGACGATAACCAATAGTACGTCCAGTAGCTGGTGCTGTTGCATTGTTATCATAGAACCATTGAAGAACATGTTCTTCGTCTAAAAAACTATGCAATGACATTAGAAGAATGAATCCAAACTAGCCGATGTTTGAGCGATATAAGGATCTGCCATATTGTGAGCAGCCATATAATCATACCATTCTTGTTCTTCCCACATAGAAGGCGAAACACCATTCCAAAGTGGACGATGATACTTGTGATCTTTATTCAAACGACGCTCATCAATATACTGTTTACGAAGATTTTCATAATCCCAAGATTTTAAATCTACCATCTTTTCACGGAAGTATGAAACCAATGTAAGACGGTCATTATCATCTCCAATAAGTGCATCATTACCGTGAATACCGCCGTGATTATTGACAAGCAACATATCACCAGGCTGCAAATTAATAGCGATACGATATTCTGGAAGAATAAACTCAGCACCCCTCCAACCTTTACCTTCAGGGCCAGTAATTCCGCAAATATTCGAGAAACCTTCATGCAAATCTCCAGCGTCACGATGACAAGCAGTACGCCAATTATGGTTAACTGTTAGTGTTGTAAATACAGTTCCTTCGACAAGGAAACGTGGATCTAACTTATCAGCTTCGCGACGTTGAGCAGCCCAACGAACTGGAAGTAATTCGCGGAACTGTGCATTAAGTTTCTGAAGATATGGGAATGCTAGTTTAAATTTCTCACGGTTCTTTTCAGTATAAGAAGTTTCACGACCATAAGGAATACGTGGATAACGATCGAAATAACCAGCAATGCCAGACATTACCGACTGAGCATAATTCGTTTCAGAAATATAGTTGTTTATAATATAATTAGCTTCTTTAATTTGCTCTTGACGTGTTAAATTTTGTGCGCCAACAAGCCATTCTTCAAACCAACCATGGTATTCAGGATACTTAACAGTTACAGCTGAACGAAGCCAAACTTGGCCACGTGTTTCTTCCTTAGAACCTTTCTTGTGGCTTTCACGAATTGATTCGATCGTTGTGCCATCATCGATAGTATTTTCTGGACGAGCAAGGAATGAAAGAATTTCAGTTTGTTCAGGTGTTACCCAATCACGATTACCACGACCTTCTTGACCAAGCTGATCTCCGCGAGGGCCAGCCGCCATACCACGATTTTGAGATTCAGTAGCTGCTTCTCTCAAGCCAGCATAAGCTGCATCCATTTCTTCTTTAGTAAACACATTTTTACGATATTTGAAAATGATGTTTTCTTCAGAAGTATTGCCATCAAGAGACTCAGCATAAAGATCACAATTTTCAGTGATGATTCGATCTGCATAATCTTTACAGGTAATAAATGTACCCATCGTTTCTTCGGAATCGATTTTCTTTTTTACTAATACTTCAACCATTGTTTTCTCCAATAATTATCCACTATATTAAGTGTACTAGTATATAGTACAATTGTCAAGTTATTTCTTGCTCTCAATGATAGATTTAATATCTGGAGGAGTCCAACCTTCTGGCTTTTGAATCTTGCCATCTTCACGACGAATTACTTTACCATCAACTAGCTTGGCCATGTTGCTACGGTGTACTTCATTGAAAATTTCATCAAGAGGAATACCATATGATACAGCCGTTCCGCAAGCGATGTAGATAATATCTGCAAGAGCATCTGCGATTTCTACAAAATCATCATCAAGTTCAGCTTCAGAATATTCTGCAATTTCTTCCATAAGCAAATTAATACGCAATGCCCGTTCATTGCTATCAGGTAGTTCTGGCTTTTCGCCAACTCGCTGACCGAATGCTACATGGAAATCTTTCACATCAGTAAAGTAACTCATTCTGCTAATCCTTTAAACATTTGTTTACGACCTTCAACACCAAGTTGATTATCGAATATTTCTTTAACACGTTGTAACATAGCACAAGCCATAATCATAACATCAGCCGAATCATCACACATCATAATTTGCATATCAACAGGCTTCATCAGTTCTTTCATTCGACTTTCTACTTTTTTAAAATCAAGTTGCTGTTTCATTTTAAATCCATTCTGGTGGCTGACGATCAGTCCATTTATGTAATTTTAATTTACCGTGTCGGTAATAATTGCGATAACTTTTAACAGGATCATTAGCAACTTTATATTCATCAGGCATGCACGAAGGCATAGGCGTCCAATCAAATTCTCCTAAATTTTTAGGAGGCGACTGGAGCATATATGATAGTTCGCCATGACATTTATGCTGTTTGCCATAACGATATGTATACTCATCCATAAGAGCAAAAAAATGTTCAGCAAGCCAATGGTAGTTTTCTATAGAAGTGCGACACCAAACAGCTGAAGGATGATTTATATGAGTCGCCTGATATAAAACATTATCACGAGCATCGTGCATAAGCCAGATTTTCTTTTTGCGACCAGTTTTGGTCACGCCTTGTTGTTCTTTGCCATCAATAACACGATGAGCAGTAGAAAGAAGTTGTGCCGACTCTAAGATCATTTTAACGACGTGTTTGTCGACTAATGATTGAGCGGCGATAATTGGGTCGGTGTGTACATAGAAAATGTTCATTGTTTCCACTTTTTAAAAGCAATATCCCTGTGGTATTTGTTAGCTCTATTATAATACGTGATTCCATTCAAATAGTCAAGCGAATGTTGGAACGTTCTTGCAGTAAGACCAGTAAACATTTCTGTTACTGTTTCGCCATTTGGTAATTGGAATCTTACCTTAACATGTTGTGGTCTTTTTATTTTAACAAGAAGTTTAGGATACATCAAGCAGCTTTCTTCAAGAATAACCTGTTCTTCGCTTTGAACAACGATTCTTGGATTAAAACATACGAAATTTTCAGGCTGACCACGCATACCGAAAATACGATACGGCTGGCCAACTTGATTTGCTGTTAAAGTAATAGCATTGTTGTCATACATTGTTTTAATAAGATCCTTCGCAAATTCAATAGGATCAAATGGTGGTTTAATAAAATCAAATTTTTCGCATTCTTTAATTAAAATAGGATCAGTATTATCTACAATTTTCATGCTGCAATCCTCGAGAAGTTTTTGTGTTTTTCAAATTTAATAACATTGTTGAATTTATCACTGATTTGATCAGTTTTATGACTGATGATAAATGTATTTGTATCAGTTGTAATAGTGTTGAGAATTTTCATAAATTCTTCAGTTCCATTGCTATCTAATGAGCTATCAAACACTTCATCCATGATAAGAATATTGGTGTTAATTGAATTGCGAAGTTTAGCAACCGCTCGCCACGTGAACAATATCGCAAGATTAATACGCATCTTTTCGCCTTCACTAAAAGAAGCATAACTAAATTCATCTCTATGTCTTGACTTGATAGTTTCGTTAAATTCTTCATCAAGTTCAAATTGAACAAAGAAATCCATCGCTGAAAGATATTTGTTAATTAGCTTGTTAATGATAGGAATATATTGGCGGATAATTTTTGATTTGATGCCACTATCTTTAAGAAGGATAGCAGCCGCTCCGTAAATATTTTTTTGATCATTTAGTTCATTAGTTCTATCAGCAATTATCCCAAGATCTTCTTCTAGCTCATAAAGTTTACTTGTATCTTGTTCTTCAACAGTTTTATGAATAGAATTTATTTCTTCAATCAATTGATTTGTGTAAGTAGTCAACGAATTAATTTTTGTTTCAACAACATGATAATCCATTACCTTTTTTCTGACTTTGGCATTAATTTCAAACATGTTTTTTATTTCGGTATTTACTTTATCATATTCTTCTGAAAGTTTAGTAAGACCATCTTGAATTTCGACAATGTTATTATTTCTCGAATCAATAGCTTCACATTTAAAATTATAATCAATTTCTTGTTTGCAAGTTGGGCAATTATCATGATTGTTAAAGAAAGAAACTTCTTTATTAACAATAGCAAGATTTGCTTCAATTTTATGTTTTAATGACTCGAGTTTAGTCATTTTCTTTTCAAGAGTTTCAAGATCGCGTGTTTGGCTTGCTAACTCTTCTGCTTCTTTATTAATATTTTCTTTTTGAATTACCAAAGTTTTAATTTGTTCTTTTGTTTCATTAATACGTTCATTTTTATCAGCAATAATAGCATCATTGTTATTTTGCATTTCTTGCATATGTTCTTTGATTAGTTTAATCTTCTCAGAAAGAACTTTATGGTCAGATTGATTTTGAACTAGATCTTCTTTATTAACGGTAATTTTATCTTTCAACAAACTATTCATTGTTGTGAAGATTTGAAGGTCAAGAAGGTCTTCAATAATTTCTCTACGTTGACCACCTGACAGCTGCATAAAAGGTAAAAACGTAGCTGAACCAAGAACGATTACTTGTGAAAAAGATTTATGATTGATTTTAAGAATTTGTTTTTCAACAATCTCTTGATAATCTTTCATTTCTGCAGATTGATTCATCAGCTTACCGTTTTGATAAACTTCAAACACATTTGGTTTAATACCGCGAATGATTTTATAATCATTAGATGATATTGAAAATTCTACCTCAACTACCATTTCTTTACGCGTAATAGAATTAAGCAATTGTGATTTGTTAATTTTTCGAAATGGTTTACTGAATAGTGCATATGACAATGCATCGAGCATGGTAGATTTACCAGCACCATTTTCGCCAACGATCAAAGTAGTATTGTGTGTGTTAAGATTAATTTCCGTAAACAGATTACCTGTAGAAAGAAAATTCTTCCATTTTAAAGATTTAAATGTTATCATTCAACAGCCAATGCTTCATTATATAATTCTACAATAGTATTTTCTAATTTTTTCTTATTGAAATTTGGTGCATTAATTTGATCAATATATGTTTTGAAAATGTCAATAGTTGACTCTGCTTCATTAACAATATCATCATCATTTTCAAGATACAAATTAAGATTATCTTCTACAATTTGCATTTCTAATGGATTGCATTTTTCTAAATTTTCAATAAACATATCAAAGAAGTAAGGATTTGTTTTATTAGTAACAATAACCTTAACCATCTTACCTTTGTACTGTTCAAAATCATGGTCAAGGATTTCGGTAATCATTTTATCAGCATCATTATACCAAACCTTATAGAACATTCTATATGGATTGCGGATAAAAGTCAACTCTTTCGTTTTTGTATCCAAGATATGAAAGCCTCGAGGATCCTCGAAGTCAGACCAAGTAAACTCAGCATGGCTACCCAAGTAATGAATATTACCAGATGTAGAACGATGGTGATAGTGGCCACTAAGTACCGTTTCAAACCTGTCGAAGATTTTAGGATCTTCTCCATGTGAGTTGATACTTCCCTTGAACATTTCGAAGCCAGCGAGTTCCAAGTGGCCACCCACGATAGTCGCATTTGTTTTCCTTATTGCTTCAAATATTTCTTCTTTGTTTTCACTATTAATCCAAGGCAAAAGAAGAATTGGCATTTTGTCAAAAATTAATTCAACAGGAGAACTATCATAAACATGAACATTTTGATACTTACCTGATACTAATTCATCAAGAGCATTTACACTATTTGTGTTTTTGTAATACACATCATGATTGCCAGCAATCAAATGCATCTCAATATTATTTTGTTTTAATGGCTCTAGAAAATCTTCTCTAAGTCGTTTTGCAGTGAGAAAATTAATGTATTTGCGGCGATCAACCAAGTCCCCCAAATGCAAGATATTGCTGATTCCATCACGAAACAAGGTAGGAAAGAATACATCATCGAGGAATCGTTTTGAGTTGTCGTGGAATGCGATGTTGTCATTGCGAATCCCCCAATGCGTATCCGTGATTATCGCTATTTTCATTATCAATATCCTCTATCTCAAATTTCTCAATACCAGATTTTTTAGTTTTAATATTTTTCACTTCATTTAATTTATTTTCAAACGAGCTAATAATATCATTAGAAAAGTGATTACTATTCATACTAACACCTTCTTCATTAAAATCCATCAAAAATGAATTTTGATAATTTTTATGTTTAATATATGATTGTTTCTTTTCTTTAGCAATTCTTCTAATAAATGCATTCCAAGCAATTTGCGTGAAATAAGCAAAAGGATTATTATATCTATCAGGATCAAAATTATCAACTGCAGCTATACAGTTTTCAATACCATCAGCAATCATTTCGTCTTTGTAAGTATAGCTTCCGAAATTTGGTTTAGTAGCTAGTTTAGTACAAATCATTAATAGGCATTCGCCAATATATCGAGGAATCTTAGGCGCTGGTCTATTTTCGCTTGCAGCTAATATACGGGCTGCTTTATATTCTTGCATTTTTTCAAAAAGAGTTTTATTGTTAACGTAATGTGCTTTTTTCTTACGAGCAGGTTTTGCGATGTGATCTTTGATTGCTTGTGAATATTCTTTCGTCATTTATTGTACTTTCAAGTTTACTGGATAAATTTTATATTCAAATTTTTCCTCATTATAAATTTTCATACGTTCAACAAAATGTAATATAGTAAAGTTTTTTCTGGTTTTCCAAGAAAGGTCATCAGCTATATCATAAAGGGTAGCGGTTTCTTTGCTATCTGATTTACGCAAGCCACGACCAATAGATTGTAAGTTTCTTATTTTAGATTTTGAAGGACTAGCAAATATGATGTTATGCAAATTACGAATGTTAACTCCTGTACTAAAAGTCCCGTAACTAGCGACGATAATACTGGATGGTGATTGCTCCACGATTTTACGAATTTCTTCACGCTCTTCTCCATCAACGCCACCATGGACAAAATGAACAGGAATACCCTGATCTTTTAACATGTCATATAATATTTTGCCATGCTTTTCTACATATTGAAATAATAACAATGTATTGCCTTCAAGAGACAATGCTAAATTTTTAATAAAATTGTTTCTTTCAGGCAACCCTACAAGAAAATCCATTTCACTCTTATAATCTAAAGTGGTTGTAGCCTTACGCACGTTATCAGGATACTTTAGTATTATAGCCTTAATTAAGAAATTAGACAAGTGTTTTTGTTCAATTAATTTTGAGGTAGTTGTAACTGATTTAACTGCACCAAATAATCCTTCAAGAACTAACTTATGTGTTTCCGTACCGTCTAGAGTTCCTGTAAACCCAAAACGATACTTGCAATTATTAAGTTTTGTCATTATAGAAGTAAGAGATTTGGCTTTGAATAGATGCGCTTCGTCGCCGATAACTACGTCAAATAATTCGAAATACTCTTTAGGTATCTTATATATGCTCTGCCAAGTTGTACAATATATCATTGGTTTGTTTTCTTTAATTTTAAGTATTTTCAATTTTGAGTTTCCTTATAATCAATCCTTTCATATTGCCTCTTTTTGGTATTTTACCATTTAAAATATAATTAAATGTGGATACATTCCAGTCCATCTTCTGACAAATTTCAAAAACAGTCAAATCACCATCAATATCAATCCAAGTAATTCCGTTATCTTTACTATATTCATAATTATTTTTTTTTGTTAAATAGTGGTTCTTACCACTGGTTTTTTCTATTTTTTTTCTCTTTGCTTCTTCATTATACATGGGATTGTTATTAACAAATGGATTAGACCCATTATATTTTCTTTTTTTCATAGTTTTTTCGTGAATTTTTTTTATTTTGAAAGGACTATTATTTTTCATATATTCAATTTGCTTTTCTCTCGAACCATCATACCAAGATATTTTAGCTTTTTCTCTCATTTTATTTTTATACTCTTCGTCGTCCCATAACTTTTTATAATATTCACTCTTAAGATTAGATAATTCTATTTTAAGTGATTCATATAATTTCGAATTTTGATATCGATTCAATGTATTTTTAGATTTCATGTTCATACAAAAAAATGCATTTAATACTTTAAATCTATCTTTCCCGAATATAAATTTTGTCAACAATAAATGTGCTATGTAGTGTTCTCTTGCACTCAATTTTATTAGATTATCTTTAGAATTATCTCCGCCTATTGATTTTGGTAAAATGTGATGAGTTTCACAATATGTTCCAATTTCAACAGGATATAGTAATCTTTTCTCAATTAAAGATTTATATATTTTAAAGTATTTGTTGTTTTCTTTGTTCTGATAACCATCTATCGTCAATTTCGTCATTTTCAGTAATATCCTTTGCTTTTTTATATTTGACATTACTATTTATAATTTTTATATTTTCATTGCCTTCAAATGTATATTCATTGCCGTCTTCGCAATAAAAAGTAAAAAATATTGGATTCTTTTCTTCACCTGCGGTTATCTTATGAACATATCCTTTAAAGCCATAGTCAGCAAAATCACTGGCAAGCTGACTAACAAGAGAAGTAGTTGGTACAATAATAAGAGTTTTTGCATTATAGTATCTCGTCAATAGATAAATGATAAATGATTTGCCAGAAGCTGTTGGAGATAATAGAAGGGAACGACGATTACGAACGGCATAAACAAATGCATCAATTTGATAATCTCTACGTTCAAATTTTTCAGGTATATTTAATGTATTAATAAAATCATTTGCTTCTTTTAATGAAAATTCTTCAGCAGAAAAATCTGTAATATAATCAAGTTCGTAGTTTCTTTTATTACAAAATTCTTCTACGTATTTTAAAAGGCCACCATAAAGCATACCAGTCATAGTATTGTAAAGTCGAATTTTACCATCCCAAAATTTACTTTTATAGGCTGGCATAAATTTTGCACCTGGAACATCGAATGTAAAATATTCATTCAGTTCATAAGCAATTCCTGGATCGCATGTAACTCTATTATAAGTTTCATCGACTTTTTCTATCTTAACTATATCCATTAGCCACCTTGAGTAAATCTGATAAAGTCGATAGCAGCTTTAATCTGATACCCTCTATTTTGCAATGATTTTAATATTGATTCTAAAAATTCTATTTTTTCTAATTGGTAGCCAATTTTTAATGATAGCTCAATAATATCTTTATCGGCATCAATATATGTAGGAATATCTCCTTTAAGAATTAATCCACGGGATGGCAGTTCCCATCCTTTATCTTTTTGTTCTTTAGTTGGTCCTTGAGTATAAAACTCATATTTTTCCAACTTCAATTGTTTCATATCTGCTTCTAGCTTACGATAAAGCAGCCGTTCAGAAACGTAAACTTTATAATACTTATGATGTAATTTTTGGATCTTTATAGATTCATCATCCAGCTGTGTTTTGTCAACATCAGTATCTTTATCCCACTCTTCAAATATAGATTCAATTTTCATCAATAAACTCCACTCAATAATACCATTATAAGTTAATGTAGTATAAAAGTAAAGTTAAATCTTTTGAACATCATAAAGAATATATCTGAATGTAGCAGTAGCTGTAATGTAATTTACATCAGTATCAGTTGATTGAAAAGTAATATCAGAAAGGGATGTTGGGAATGCGTCTCTAAATGTTACCGCATAATTTGGATTTTTTGCAGAATCAGAAATAAGCAATGTAATATCAGAAAGAACACCATTACCTGATGTAATTGAATTAACTGCAAGATTAGCATATTCTTGATAATTATCTGGGAAACCTAATGATCTTAACCAGTTATGTATTTCGAACCAGTTTTGTAATTCTTCATCAACTTTATATGTTATTGTTAAATCACCATATTGCAAATGTTCACCAGCTAATGGAATATTAGTAAATGGGTTAGGTTGTACTGCAAAGTCTAATGATAATGATGGAAGATTGACTTTTTGAATAAAGAAGTTAGTATATGGTGCACGTTTAATCTGGAACTGAAAGTTAAGTGGACTTAAGAAGTTTTTATTATACGGGGTATTGTCTATCGCTGTAGTAGTAACCATTATTCATTCTCCATATGATCACTACTATTTATCATCGCCTCATATATGATTATACTGTAGTTTTACAAAGTAGTAAAGAAAAAAAGGGAGAGCCGAAGCCCTCCATTAGTTAGCAAGTTGTTCTTGCTGTTTTAATTTATTTATCTTTAACATATTTTAGTGTTTTTATTACTTTTTCTCTATGTTCAGGAGACAGTTTACGCCCTAATTTAGCAGCTCTAAGTTTGGCTTTATGTTCTTCAGTAAACACGCGACCTTTGTTTGCATTAGATATTTTTTTAGCTGTTTCTATTGTACATGGACCAATAGATTTACCTTTTTTAGAATGTGATATTTTTTGTCCAATTGTTTTTACTGAATCTGGATATTGATGCCATGGCTTTTTAGAAAACAAATTCAAATTATAATAACGTATTTTTATTTCTTCTTTTTTTATCATATCAAAATATCTTTGTTCCTCAATATACATTTGTTCTCTTGATAAATTTTTTTTTAAAATACGTCTTTTGAAATCTTGCGGTCTACGATTATATGTATCACGCATCCAATTGGAAGAACATATATATCCATCATCAACTGTTCCCCAATGACATCCTACGTAATATCTTTTATGTTTGCGATCAAACCAAAGATATACAAATCCATATTTTTCTGCCATTATATCCTCCAAAAGAAAAAGTCAGGAGTTTCCCCCTGACTTTATTTAGTTTACTTTTATGAAAAGTATAGTGACTTACATAAGATTGTTGACGATAACACGACGGTAATACTTGTTACCAGTGTTAGCACCACCAAGAATAAGCTCACCAAGACCTGAGTAAGTACCTTCAGCGAATGGATTTGCAACCATGCCGTAACGAGTCTTGAAGCCGATTTTTGGCTGGAAAGATTGCTGATCAACAGCACGAACCATCTGTAGTGGAACGTATGGGCAATAGAAGATACCAGCATCGAATGCTGAAGAACCCTTATAGCCAACAGTTAGATAGTTACCACCGATTGCGTATGGATCGATATAAACCTTTAGGCGACCATTTAGAACACCAGCGAAGGTGTTACCAGTATCGTCAACCTGTAGGTTGTTTGAGTTAAGAGCAGGAGCGTAATCAAGAACACCAGCCATCTGTAGAGCGGAAGCAACGTCCGAAGAACAGATAACGATGTTACCCTTACCACGACGAGTCTGCTTAGCAATCTGGTTAGCTTCACGTTCCAACTGGAACATAAGACCCTTGAACTTTTCTACTGACCAACGACCGTTTGAGTCGGTATCAAGATCGAAAACACCAGCAGTAGTTGTATTATCCATAGCACCCTGAGTAGCAGTGATATTGATAGTACGAACAACTTCACGGTTGATTTCTGCAAGAATTTCAGCCGAAAGGATGTTAGCAAGTTCAGTCTCAGCGTCTAGACCATGGATTGCCTTAAGATCTTGAGCAAGTTCCATAGTATATTCTGCCTTAAGGGCACGTGACTTAGCAGTAACAGTAACTTTTTCAATCGAGAAAGCCATCTGTGGAATATCGCCAGGACCAGCTGCACCGTTTGCATAATAAGATGCGCCAAGAGCTTCAGCAGTAGCAACGGACATACCGCTACCAGTGTTGTAAGTGTTAAGCGAAGTCAATGGTGAAGTATTAGTTGCACCTGGAATAGTACCAACAGCATTCTGACCGAGAGTGTTATTGCCGCTTACTACTGAAGAGAAAGCAGTGTTAACTTCGTTATAGAATGTTTCGTTTACGTTGTTGCCACCGTATGAAGTATTTGAAGTGCCATTGCCTTGGTTATTGTACTTCGAACGCATTGCGAAGATCAAACCAGTTGGACCAGTCATTGGCTGAACGCCGCAGATGTCATAAGCAATGAGGTTAGGCATTGAACGACGAACGAGCGAAATAAGAACAGGATCGAATGTATCGATACCGCCTGTGCCCTGAGTCGAAGATGAAGTGCCCATCTGGTTCATTGCAGCAGTTTCAAGACCAGTTTCCATAAGAGTCTGGTATTGACCATGCGATGCAGATTCCATAAGAGCACGTTGAGTGTTCTCAAGAACTACTGCAGTTACAGAACGGCGATGGCTGTCCTGGATTGGGGATAGATCAGCGTGCTCAAGAATAGGAGCCCACTTTCTTTGAATTTCCTCAGCTAGATACATTTGTTATCTCCTTTATTGTATCAGTATAATTTTATTTATAAAAAATTATTTCTTAATTGATCTTGAAATCGCTTGGACATACTTATTAACAGATGGGTCGATGCCAATTGTACCATATGTCATTTCGCCTTCAAAAGTTTCTTCTTCAATATTAGTTGAAGTAGGTGCTCTTTTTGCATTTACAAAATATGTTTCCTTAATGATTGATAGCTTTCTGCTATAAGTATCAATGTCACCATCAAAATCAACACCCTCAGCTAGAGCAGCGAACTTTTCTTGCTGTGAAAGAGCTAAACCATCGAAGTATGATTCAAGAACTGTTTCTTTTTCAACTTCTACCATTGCTCTTTTAATTTCAACGTTCTCGTTGATCTGCTCATCGAGCTTTGCTTCAAGAACTTCTACCTTATCAGCAAGAGCTTCAATTACATCAACCTTGTCCTCTGGGACTTCAATGTAATGCTCTGCGAAAAGATTCTTAAGACCAGTGATAAAATCATTGGTAATTTCATTGCGAAGGGTTGTTTCAATAGCAACTTGATTATCAGTCATCCATTGTTCAACAACATAATCGAGATAAGAATCAACACGAGATGTAATTTCTTCGTTGATTTCTTCAACAGCTTCAGTTAATTTTACTTCATAATCTTCTTCAAGACGAGCAACTTCAACCATTGCGCGAGCAGTAACTGCTGCTTCAAATAGTGTCGATGCTTTTTCTTTAAATTCTTCAGAAAGATCCTGACCAGCAAACATTTCTTCAACGTCTTCTTTTACAGAAATTTTTACCATTGGCATATTAGCCTTTGGACCTTCTTTACCAACAGCATGCGAACCCTTCATGCGAATTGAAGCCTCATTGCTTTTTTCATTAGCATTTCCTGGAAGATGGGAAGCTTCCTTGCCAATAAGAGCCATAGCATCATCGAACCACTTTGTAAGATCGTCCTTACGCATTGCATGCATAGCACCGATAGTATGGGTGATGTAATCGATTTTTGATTTTGGGTCAGCGCCAGCTGGACGTGAATTTGGCTTCAATGAATCCATAGCAGTTGATGCCTCGTCTAGAGTATCAACATCCATTTCATCAATATATTCGTTTTGGTCGGTCATCTAAGCTCTCCTTGATGGAATTTAAATTTATTTATATTAATTACAGTTTAAGTGTTAGAGAAGAGAGATAATTCTCAAGAATAGAAAATTTGCTTTCTTCAATTTGATCCATTGTCATTTTATGCATTTTCTTTTTCATTTCATGTAGTTTTTCTTGGTGCCATGTTTCTTTAGCAGAATCATAAACCCATTCTACATTTTCCATTATGCCCTTTACGAATGCATCAGGAGCTGATGGATCAGCCACGATGTCGCCAGCAGTTGCAAGATGAAAATCTTCTTGTACTTGCATAGTTCCGTCTCTCATTGCTTTAAGCGTACCCAAACCACGGGATGACACACCTAAATTCGCACCAGATTTCATAAGACCTTTAGCAATATTGCCCATCGGTGTATCAGTAATTTTAGCTTTACCAATGAAATTATTGCCATCTCTTTTAAGATCAACGATAATATGTGATACACGATCAAGATTAATTTGCGGGCCAGCTGGATGACCAAGTTCACCATAAGCACGATTTTTCTTAACGATATCGTTCATATAACGTGTTACTTCTTTATCCATGATATGTAATGGATAAATACGCCCGTTGCGATTTTTCTTTTCAGCCTGAAGAAAGATGCCGTGGATGTAATGTTCTTTTTCACCGTTTTCTTTTGCTTCGGTAATATACTCCATATCCTCAAAGAGTTCGGTAATAAGTTTCATTGTAGTATTCCTTATGACATCGCTTCTTGGGCGATAAGATGGGCGCTGACGTTAGCTTGCGAACTGCTATTTGTAGATACAGCAACTGTAAGAATGTCAGGTGTATTTCCTTTGATATTATTATATAGAGCAAACAAATTAGATAAATCGAAAGTCTGAAGACCTGACCCACCTGCAGGAGCAGAAAACGCATAAACAACTTCACCAGTATTTGCAGTAATAGCGTTTGCTGAATAATCTTTCGAAGCAAGGGAGTTAAAAGAACCAACAGTATTCATTGGTATGAATGATGCATTAGTTAATGTAACAGGATTTGAAGCAGAGCTAACAATAAGTTCAACAAGCGCTGCACCGTCAGAAGCAATAACTAATGACTGAGGAAGAATTTGACCACGATTTACAAGACCAACTTGATATGTAAATGAACTATTTGGAGTACCAGCTACAGGCGAACTGTTTGAAACGATATCAGTAAAATAAATACCATTTGATGTATTGTTAGCAATACGTCCAACAAACACGTTAGCGGTATTGGCGCCAGTTCCTTGGAAAGAAATTGCACGACCAACATAAGCATTAGGCGTAAATGGTGTACCAGCAACCTGAATATAAGTTGAGTTAGAAGAAGCTGTAATAATAGTATTTGAACTATTATTACCAGTAAAATCTACTTTACCCATTTGGTTCATTTGAACTGAAACTAATGGATAACGTGTTGAAGCAGCTGGAACGTTTCTACGGTTTGTTCCTGGAGGAAGGCCATAAGAATAAGTGAAACCACGCTGTTCATCACGACGACCTTCGACAACAACCGAAACACCAAAATGCATTAATACACTATTTGCTGCTGTAGCTGTAATATTTCTTTGCTCATAACGAACAGGAAGGTTACCAGTACGCGACCATGGGAATTGTTGTGCAGAACCTCTATAAGAGCTATTACCAGTACCTACTTCATGAAGTACATATGGTTCGCCATTAATTTGGCAACCCCAACGAATGCCACCAGCACCATACCATGCATATTCGATCCAAAGCATTTGAATCTTTGTCCAATCGATTAGGTTTGATACGGGATCGCCATACCAATTTTCAAACGAAAATTTAGCATCAACTGGAACTGATGAAGTATAAGTGCCATCGTTGAAATTAACAGAACCAGAATCTGAACGAATAACGCAATAGATACCTGATGGGTTATTTGCAGTAGCAGCGCCTTGTTCAAAGAAAACACCATTGCCATCATCAAAGAAACCAACACGCTGAAAGTTACCAGTTGTAGGTGTACCGAAATTCATAGCAGTAGCCATGTACATAGTTTTTCCAGGCTGGTAACGATGATATGGACGAGATTGACGAATAGTCAAATCGCCAGCATTATTACCAACAAGCATACGTACACCACCCATACCAGCAACATGTGCGATATTAGCAGCACTACCAGCCGAAGCAGTATTGGCTGTAAAATTTTCCCAACGCATTGGCTGAGTGCCATACTCGAAGTCAGCTTCGTAAATATTTTGGTGAAGAGAAACTTTCATTCTACCAACAACATCACGAACACGTGATGGAAGAAGAAACGACTCAGGACGACTCGTTTTCATAGTATAGTTGTTTGTGCTTACTGCGTATGTATTAGACATTATACGTTAATCCCTGCTGCACTATCGTTTGCCATATTTGGATACATGTTTGGTGTTACTGATGGTGTATCCGCTTGTTCATCTTCTTCTTCGCTGTAAACCATATAATCGTGGACAGAACCAATCATTTCTTTTGCAGCTGCAATTTTTGATTGTACCCATGGTTCAATATGATGATCAGCTGGCATATTAGCAAGCATATGCATCACTTTACTTGCAATTGCTTTTAGCTCGGTGCGAACCATATCGATTTCAGATTGAGTATCATCAGTTTTATATTTTGCGATATCAGTACTTTGAAGTAATGGTTCTACTGCTTCTTTAATTTTATGCACTGCTGGTTTTTTAGAAAAAGTGTCAGCATATTTTGGTTCAGTAAGTTTTGGAGTTTTCTTAGTAATATGAGCTTTTGCTTTTTCAATCGCATGCATTGGATTCATTGCAATTACAGAATGCTCAACGCCTGGACCCCAAGAAACGTGATAATGACCTTCGCCAAGCTGTGTTTCTTCTTTTACGCTTTTCTTAGCCTGTGCTGTAGCAATTGCCATTTTTTTAGCCATTGGCATATCAGGATTATTTTTAGCAATAGCTTTTGCAATTTCTTCACGCTTGCTTAATTCAGCTGGAGAAAGATGTCTTTCGCCAAGAGTTTCTTCACCAAGAATGCCTTTATGAACTGCATCATGGACTTTATAGCCCTTTTTATGAAATTCTCTTTGAGCAGCAGCAACAGCAGCATGTTTATCTTTTGCTTTTAATGTATGCTTAATTTTTTCTGAGTTGCCATCTTTTGATACAGTAAGAGTAACCTTGTGTGTATCCATATCAAAATTAGAATGAGGCTCGTTTACACGAATATCTTTTTTCTTCATTCTTCTAATATGAGCAGCATTAGTTTTTGCTACTTCTTTAATTTGTTTTGCTTCCATGCATTCATTCATTCCATGAACTGGACATGGTTTACCTTTTGGTGAATGATTACATACAGCTTCTTCAGCTTCTTTAGCTTCATAAACTTTTGCAGCATCTTCTCTCTTGCGACCGAAGTTTTTCATAACTGCATCATTCATTGAATACTTGACGTTAGTACCATTATAGATATCTTCGCCATTGCCTACACGATCAGAATGTTTTTGAACTGTATGTTTCTTTACTAACTCTACAGTTGCTGGATCATTTTTGTTTATGTCAGAATCTTTGCCGCCATAAACTTCTCCAGCTTCAACCGAAGATTTGTTGACACCATCTAATCTTTTATCTTTGCCGATGATAGCTTTAAGTGGCTTCGCCATTTTTATTCTTCCTCTGATTCGGTTTCTTCATCATCCCATTCATCGTCTTCAAATTCTGGATCTTCTCCAGTAAACATTGTTTGGGACAATTCAAATTTCTTGTTATCCACAGCAGCTGCAATTTTATCAGTTAAAATATCTTGAAATGCATTATCAAATTCGATAGGCTGTTGCGCATAAGAATAATTAATTAAATCTTGTACTGTATATTTATCCATTTTCCACCTCTAATTATTTATTTTTAGCCAATATCTGCACTGCAGACTTATACTTAGTTTCATCCTGCATAGTTCTATTTTTCTGTTTACCTAATAGAGCTACGGTTGCTTCAGCATCCCTAATTTTTTTATTTGTTTCATCAGTTTCTGGAGTAGCATCAGTATCACTATCATTGGCTAATGGTTTTACATTAGTTTGCTGCATTTGTTGTTGCTGCATTTGATTTTGTTCTTCTGCCTCTTGATTTTGCATAATTGCAGGATTAATCCAACGAGGCTCACCAGATTCAGTTTCTTCATTAATTTGTGCATCATTTTCTTTGATGTCTGGATCAGTTTGTTGAAGAATAGTTTTGCGAACCCATTCATGCGAATAATATTTGCCAACCATATCCTGAACATTACGAGCAAGATTAATACGGTTTTCGATAACTTCAGCATCTTTAAGTTCTGTGAAGTAATTATCTTTAGCAAAATCATATTTAATATCTTGTTGAATATTATGAAAATCTTCAATAGACATAATTTGCTTTAATACTAATTGTTTTTCAAGCATGTTAGTAAACAATATAGCAAATTTATTGCGAAGTCTTGAGATAAATCGAGCGAATTTTAATTCGTCGCGTGTTACTTCAGTTGCACGACCTAATGAGAACAATGCATCTGAGTTAAGGCGATTAACTGGAACACTAAGTGTTTGAAGGAATTTCTTTTGGAAGTATAAAACGTCATCCATCTGTCCAAGTGTTTGACCGCCTGGAAGAGTAGTAACTTCTGTACCACGACCACCTTCACGACGAGGTAGCCAATAATCTTCGAGCATCGTCATAAACTTTCGGTCATCACGCACTTCGCCTGACGATGCATCATAGATCAAACGATTTTTATGTTTAACCATAATATCACGAAGATATTGCTCAGCTTTCATTTTAGGAAGATTACCAACGTCAATATACCACACACGGCGTTCGGGTGCACGTGCGAGACGGTAAATAACTAAAGCATCTTCTAATGTACGTAGCTGATTGAGTGCTTTAATTGCTTTGTGAAGATATGAGAGAACCATCGTACCATTAGTATCAGTTAAACCTGAAGTGATATGAATGATTGAATCTTTAGCAATTTTTAAACCAGTAGTAGCTGGACCTACAGTTTTATTACCGTAGTTGAAACCTTTATCATTGAAAATAAAATATTCGTTTTGAACTCTTTGAATGACAGCTTCAGCATCAGCGCCACCTCTTACCTTGCGCTTCGTTACTTCACGAATCTTACGGATTTTACGAGGATCAATATATCTAATTTCTTTGATGCCAGCTTTTACATCTTTATCATCGATAATGACATGATAATACAAACGACCGTCGATATACCAACGGCGACAAATTTCATAAGCATGTTTTTGAAAATCTAAAATATTAAGGCAATTTTCGAATTCATCGTTAATTGCCTTTTTTAATGTATCTGAAATGTCAAGATTATCGAGATTAATTGAAACGATTACTTTTTCGTCAATTGAAATGGTTTCATTAACAATTTCATCAACCGCTGCATCACATTCGGGCTGTAATGCCATTTCACGGTATTTTGTTACTAATTCTGCTTCTGTTCTTACTGTACCATCAAGGTCAACGTAAGTACCATAAGAACCACCTGCTGCAACAACTACTGCGCCATCATCTGTAGTGGATGGTACAAATGATGGTTGGGTGTCTTGTAATACCTTACGTTTAAATTCAAAACCGAATAATTCCATTTAACTTTCCTTCAAAAAAGAAGAGGCTAATTTTTAAGTTAGCCCCTTCCTGAATAATATAATTTTCAAGAGGCTGTAATATTATATATTACGTTGAAACAGGGCTTGTTGCTTGCGCAAGATAAGCATTGTTAATTTCATTGGCTGGTAGCCAATAATCGTAAGTAAATGTTACACCGAATGTTTCAATTTGGTTAGAAGATGTCCAATTTAAACCAATAGCGTCGATAGCTGATGGGTAAGCACCGATAATGTCATATTGACGAATTGCCTGACCTTCTTTGCTGTATTGAATTACAGAAAGCTGAGCCTTATAAGCATTTTCGCTAGTATAAACACTATCACGAATGTTAGCTTCAAGACGATTCAATGAGTTTGACCATTTTTCAAACATTGAACGTACAAGAAAATCTTCATCGTTTTCTACAGTTACTGCCCAATCACCAAAAGTACGATCGCCAGCAAACTTAACCTGACGACCGAAGTATGATGTTGTTACTTGGCCAATTGTAGATGGTGGAAGTGAAGTTGCGCTGCAAGTAAATCTGAACTTGTCAGTTGACCCTGCTTGAGCGCCAACTCCTGTTGGAATAGATAGATATACCTCGAAGAGAGTAGGACGTGCACCACCTTGGGTAAGTCCTCTTGACTTAAAGGTACTGATATTAAATCCTGTAGCCATTTTAATTGCTCCTTTTTATTCTATTTATTAAAACTGGCCAACGACTTCAGAGAACTGTACACCAGTCGCAACCGCTACAAAGTTCAACTGAATATAGTTGATTGAGCGACTTGGCTTGATGTAAATATCACCAACGAACTGATTCGAATCAACAATCACTGGAGGATTATTAGTTGAATCGCAAACAACAAGGTAATCAGTGATACCACGACGACCCTGAACTTCTCTTAGATATGGATTTACTAGAGCCTTAAATTGAGCCTGAGTAAACGCATCGTTGAAGTTGAATAGGAAATATTTAGCAGCAGTCGCAATAGATTTCTCAAGAACGATGAACAAACGACGAACGTTGATATGATCAAACGCAGAAGGTTGTGACTGCATTGTTTTATCACCGTAAAGAATTGTTCCTTGACCTGGGAATGTAACAACTGGATTAATACCGTTTGGATATAGAAGATCACGATCAGTTTGAGTTGGGTTCCAACGTAACTTAACGATATTCTTAATACCGCCGCGAGTATAACCAGCTGGCGACCACCATGGATCATTTGTAAAATCGGTACGAGCGCATAGACCAGCAATATCGCCGTTCATTGGAACATAACGATATACATCATTATAACGATCATACATATACTTGTAACCTGAATCCATCACAGCATAAGAACTAGATACTAGAGAATTTCTCCAGTTAACAATAGAAGTTGCTTCTTGTCCTGGATTTCCTCTTACAATAGCATCATCTGGAGTAATGAATACAACGCAATCTTTACGGATTTCAGCGATATTTTGTGTTAGGTAGTTAGCAAGCTGGAAGTTGTTAACAGTTTGACCATTTACAACAGTAGAACCAGAAGTTGGTTTACCTTGAAGAACAAGAGAAATATCAATATTTGAAGCTGAAGCATAATAGTTGTATGCAGTAGCAAGAGTAGCTAGAGGTACGTTTGCTTCGTTATAACCATCCATACCCTGAATCATCTGCTGGCTATATGGAGTTTGGTTAGTTGAGTTTACTAGATTAACAGTAGTGTTAGAAGCAGCGCCTGAGCGATCATTACCCCACCAAATATAATTTGATGACTGATTTAGAACAGTTGCGTAATAATTATTAGCACCACCGAGGCTATTGTTATCAACACCGCGAGAAAGGTTAGCGAATGTTTCAAGAATTTTTCCTGCAGTACCAGTAAATACACCATTTTGGTCAACTACAACAACGTGCATTTGGTCAACTACGGAAGTATTACCGTATTGTGCTTGCCATGCGCTAGTTGCAGGTGCAGTACCAATAACAGTAGAAAATTCCCAATTTCTTGTAATCGTTGGGTTAACAGTGCTATTTGATACATAGTTTGCTGGTAAGCGATAAGGAGTTGCTAGAGTAATGTTAGCAGAAGCAGATGCGTTAACAGAACTGATAGCTTTTACTTGTACCTTTTGGAAGCCAATTGATGTATTACCAAGAACTAGATAATCGCCAATAGTAAGGCTGTTTACAAGAGTATTAGCATAAGTTACTGAGTTAGCATCAGCGCCGAAGGTAGCATTTGCTACAGCAACGACAAGATTGCTACTTCCGATGCTTACAGTTACGTTAGCATAAACTGGAAGAACTGCACTGTTTGGATAAGTGTAAGCCTGACCATTTGACTGAAGGTTCGAGCCATAAGCATTTGGGCTATCGCAAACTGCAACACGGATAGAACTACCGTACTGACCAGGATACTTAGCAGCATAATAGATGTTCGAGTCAAATGTAGTTGAAATGAAACCGTTTGAATTAGTATTTGACCAAACACTGAAATAATTTGTTTGGTTAAGAACTGCTGGATTAACAGTATTTGCGGCAGCATTTGCAGGAGCATAAGCATTTAAAGCAACAGCTAATGAGTTAGCAGTTGTTGCTGATGAGTTCGAAACATATGAACCAGAAGTATTAGCAGCACGAGTGATGTAAAGGCTGTTACCATATGTTAAAAAGTTAGCTGCGGTGAACCAAGTTTCTGCATTGTTTGCGTTTGGATAACCGAATTGAGAAACTACTTGTGTTTCACTGCCGACGAGAGTTGGTAAACTTACTGGACCCCAATTGAAAATACCAGCGTGTGCACCTGTAGTTGTAGCAACTGTAGGAACAATCGTGGTTAAGTCAACTTCAGTAACATTTACTCCAGGACTAACTTGAAATGCCATTTTATTCTCCTTCCATGGAAGATAGTTTTAATTTAATCTTCATTATTTATAAATTTTGGTTTTCAAGCTCGGCCATCCAATTTGCAACAGTTACTGGTTCAATTATCGATTCAAAATCATCACCATTATCCACGAAACCAAATGGAAGAAGATCGTTCTCAATATCTTCTTCACTTTTCTCTCTTAGCTTCATTAATGTATTAATATTAGTATATTCTTTGAAATATTGTTGATCAGATAACCATCCAAAAAGCACAAGACCCATTACCAAGTCATCATGATTTCCAGGTTCAGCTTCGTAACTTTGACCTTTTCTTGAAAAAGTTGAAAGCTCATTAATTGTATTAAAATCATTAATAATAAGTTGGTTTTGTTCAATAAGAAGTTTAACTATAGAACAACCAACTGATTTAACAGTTTTAGTCGTACGAATGCCTTTATCGACATTTGCACCAAATCCAGAAGTAATACGTTTGCCACTTCTACCAGCATGCTCCGTAAATAACACATTTTCATATTCAAACTCATTATGCAACGTATGAGAAACTTGTTCACCAATATCATTAATTTCTACAAGAACAGATGCATTATTATATCTCTTGGCAATTTGATGAACAACACCAGCATAATCGGCTGGCGTTAACATATTATTGCGATAAACGCAAACTTGAACGTATGGCATCGTTGTAACATTAATAACACTAAATGCCGAATAATCTAACCCTTTACCTCTTGAAACGTCAGCAATTATAACATAAGCATTATTTTGCACTGGTGGAGCATAAAGAAATAAACCATCATCTTTATGAATTGGAGTTTGTGATACAAGTTGTTTTAATTTCCAACCTGCAATAAGAGTACCAGAACTACCCATAAATTCGACGTTGTATTCTTGGTCAAATTTTTCAGTATCAAAGTTCATTGCAGCAAGAGTATTTTGTTTCCATACCTCATCGCGGCCAGGAACTCTTTCGTAACCTACTCTGATTGGATTGTATCCATTTTTATTTTGTCTTGCGTTTTCCCAAATAGAATAAAAATGGTTTAAGCCGTTTGGTGTTGAAACGAGAACAATTTTAGATTCAAGACCAGATGAAATAGTAGGATAAACCGATGTAAAGAAGTCATCCCAATTTTCGATAAATGCAGCTTCGTCAATGAATAGAAGGTTAATAGAATAACCACGAATAGAATCAGTTGAAGTAGCAGCTGCGATAACACGGCTGTTATTCTCAAGTTCAAATGAACCTTTATTCCATTCTTTAACGCCTTGCTGAAGCCATTTAGGAAGATGTTGATAAGCAAGCTGCACACGTCCAAGAATTTCTCTGGCCGTATCGCCTTTGTTAGCAAGAAGGGCTACCGTTTTTTCAGCATGGAATAATATGTACCAAAGGATAAACGCACAAGTTGTTGTAGATTTACCTGCCTGACGAGCAGTAGCGATAACCGTAAACCGATTATCTGCCATAGATTTAAGCATTTCTTTCTGATAATCATAAAGCGTAAAACTAACAAGACCTTTATCGATATTGATAATTTTCATATATGTTTCAGTAAAATATACTGGATCATTGGAGCATTTTAAATACTCCTCAACCATAGTTTGATCAAACTCTATGGCTTGGTTGGATCTCTTAATAAGAGAATTGCCATTATAACCTTTTATCTCAGCCATTTTTCATACTCTCAATAGCTTTTTGGAGTTCAGCTGTAGAACCAACAAAAAGATTATTTGTCACGCTTTTAGCTTCATCATTCATAGGCGTATCAGCTGCACTAATTTCACGAATTTGTTTTTGTAATGCCAGTAAATCTTTATTAGCATCAAGCATTGTTTTCATAAGAGTACTTAGCACTTCGAAAGCACGTGGGTGTTGGCTTTGATCGGCTATCTGTGATAGTTTTTCCATTGCGAAAGCGCCATTCTGAATTATCTCATGGATATTAGAACGGGCCATTTCAAAATCAGTTTTTGCACTATCATCATGCGCTTTTTCGACAATAGATTTTATTGTATTGTCTAGCGGTGGAAGATTAAGAGCAGTACCTAAAGGGTCATTATTTGCATTTGTCATGATAAGTTAAATGTATTAGAGATATATCCAAAATCACTCGTTGCGGAAATAAGATTAGCAGCAATAGATTGAGCAGCATTAGAAGTAGGCTGACCGTTTGCTGTTAATCCTGGCTGAATTGTAGTATACAAAGCTGGACTTGTAAATCCAACAGCAGCTGCGATATTGTTTGATGTATCGTAATTGTTTGCTGTTGGCGAATAGAAAACCGTGTTTGCAAAAAGAATAATAGCACCAGATTTTACTGGACCATATAGGTATGATTTCATTGTAAAATCAAGAGTCCAAGTTAAAGCCTGTCTTTCTTTGAAGTCACCAGTATATGTATCTTCCTGTTGAACTGTACCAAGAATAACTGGTATATCATGTTCGACATTCATTTCCGGAATAAGACGAACTGTCGTTGTCCAATCTGGTGTAAAGAAAGGAAGAATTTGTTCAATAATTTTAGTTGCATCTTCAGTATTTTTAACCATAATATAAAGACGGAAACCAATATTGTATGGAACTGGAGTATATTGATAAATTAAAGAACTGGTAGTTGTATTGCTAGCGGCAGCATACTTGTTAACAGTATTTAGTTTTCTTGTAGAATCATATGTTATGTTAGTCATCTCAAATGCCATAAAAGGCATTGTTGGAGTTGCTGACTGTCGTTGAATAGATGGATCTTGTAAAGAACGGGCCAACATTTTTTCTTTTGGGCCATACGTAATTGGAACTTTAATAAAAGCTGTTTCATTACCAGAGCTGTCTGTTCTCTCAATAGCAATGTCGTCAAACAACGTACCGAAAAGAGTTACATATTTTCTTATTAAACTAAAATAAAAAGTTTGACGAAACATTAATAAGTGCCTTCACTGAATGGGTCAACTTCACTAAAATCGATAAATCCAGCAGAAGTATTAGCTAGATATTCATTATCAGTTCCAGGAAGAATAGTATTAAGATTATATTGTTCCATAACTAGATAATTATCGTCTTCATCAGTAAGCCAATTTCCTTGTTCATCCATAACGCTGTAATCAAGAATATTGGTGCTGAGATTTTGCTGCATAGAATCAATAGCTGGAATACCAGTGTTGAATATTTCATCTGAATATTCGAATAACTCGCAAGTCATTTTCCATGTATAGAGTTTGCCAAGCTGATAAAACATTTCGAATTTATCAACAAATTTAATTTGGAAACATTTATTGTTTAATGGGAAATATAAAAGGTCGCCTTCACGTGGTCTTATTAATTTAGTATAAACACCAACTTCTTCAGAGAAAACACGTTGGGCAATAGAAAACGTAACTTGATCGCGAATTTCAAGACCAAATTTTGACATAAAATTACCATCACCAGTAAACCCATTAATGTTTTCAATGTAGATAGGAACTGCATATGTTTGGGTATATGATGACTGATCGTCAGCTGTATAAAGTTGATCGAAATTATTAATATTTCTTGGAATAAAGTACATCTGCTCGCCGTATATAGAAATTGCTTCTATGATAAGGCTTTCAAGAAGATTTTGTTCTTGGGAGCTATTGAAATTATTAAAGAAAAAATTTGTGCTTGGCATTATTTTAATTTACCTCTAACCCAGTCATCACCTGGAGAAATATCATTTCTTTTATTTATCACACCATTATTCCACCAAAATTTAGATTTCATTATATCAGATCTTTTTTGTTTAGAAGCCGTTAGACTATTGCTTATTTTTTCTGATATTTTTTGTTTATCTTCTTTGGTTCTATTTTCCCATTTTTGTTTTGTTTTATTGGCCATATTATTTTTATATTCTTTGCTGCCAAATTTAACAGGATTATATCTATCTTCTATAGGAAATTTTTCAGCCATTGTTTTTTTCATTGACTGGCGACGTTTTTCTCTTACTTCAAGATCAGAACTTTTGTTATCTCTTTGTTCTAAACCAGCAAGATATTTTTCTTTAATATCTGGACGCTGCATTGCTTCTTTAGTTTTTTTAGAAATTTTTTCTTTTATTGTTAAAGAAGAATTTAAATCTGTAGTCCAATGTCCCCATTTGTGTTTACGTAAATTATAATATTTTTTACCGAGTTCTTCATTTTTTATAAGAAAAAGAAATTTATATTCCTCTTCAAACATTTGAACTTTATCTAAAATATTACTTTTCAATATACGTCTTTTGAAATCATTAGGTCTACGTCTATATGCATCTCTCATTCTATTTGAAGAACAGATATATCCATCATTAGCTGTTCCCCAATGACAACCTACATAATACATTTTACGTTTTTTGTCAAACCAAAGATATACAAATCCATATTTTTTCATATTAATACTCCTATTATTCTTATAGAAGTATTTATATAAACGAGTGTGTTAGCCGATCATATCAGAAACAGGAATTGTGTAATTAGTAATCATTTCCTGTTCTAGTTCTCTACGTTCCTGAGTAGCTTCATCATATATTTGCTGGCCATTAAAAGTCATACCTCCAGGAAGTTGCATTCCTTGATACTTCTTAATGTTAGTACCCCATTGTTGTTTAATTAATGCTTCAGCATAACGAGCTAACCAACGATCACCCCATGCGCGAGTGTATGTATCTGGGTCAACAACTTGATATGCTTCGATAATAAGGTAATCGCCTACGTTAACAATTGTCCAATCCATATCAATGAAAACTTGATTCATATGGCGGTTATAACGTAGAGGCTGTTGTCCAACAAGCATTTGCTCAAGAAATTGAACATGCTGTAAAGCCATGTAATATGGAACCATAGAAACTGATGTAAGCGTATACAAATCGTTTAATGCAATTTGATAACGGATATTGAACATATTATTAGTATTAAGAGCTTGACCGATTGGAAAAATATTAACAGCGCCAATAATATTGTCAGGCATTGTAACATAACGATTAATAATATCGTTTTGCGTTACTCTGTATTTGTAATATGTTTTATCAGCGCCATCGAAGTGATAATCCCACCACCAACGGATTGCTTCGTCGACACGATCATTTACTTGATCATCATCGACGTTAATCTCGATCACAGGTTTACCGAGCTTGCGTAAGCAATATTCAATAAAATCTGCTCTAGATTGTGGAACTGCCATTTTTTAATTTCCTATATTATTTAAATTATTGGTGCATTTAACATTATGAATATTCCCAGATGCGAATCATGCCTTGGTAGCCAGCGCCGCCAGCATAAGTGATTCCGCCGGTATAGTTAGAGTTATATGCGCCGCCACCGCCAGCTCCCCAACCAGTGCCGTTTCTTCCGCCAGTAGGCGTGGGAAAGTCGCGGTTTACGTTGCCGCCAATATTGGCTCCGTATGGAGTATCTACGGAACCACCGTATAACCCAGAGGCTGGATTGAGGGGCGTAATAACATAGTCCATATTCGATGCAGTTCCGGTCGAACCAGCCGCACCTTGACCAGCGCCACCACCCACGCCAGTGCCGCCCGTTCCGCCAGTAATCTGATACGTTACCGCATTAATCGTGATAGAAGTAGTTCCACCATTACCGCCAGTTGATGCGCCGCCTCCAGCTGCACCAGCCGCGCCGATAGCGTAAGTGTATCCAGTGGAAGCGGAAACAGCGACATATTTGGTGGCAAAAACTGAGCCGCCGCCAGCGCCACCGTAAGAAGGATAAGATGCTGCTGAGCATCCACCACCGCCGCCGCCAGCGCCAATCATTTCAATTAAAATATGACCGCAACCCGCTGGGGTTGTATATGTGCCGCCAGCCGTATTGGTAAGAACTTGTGGTGCGCGGATCAATGTACCTGGAGGTATTGAAGAAATTGTTTGCCAAGTTTGATTACCTGCTAGATATGTAGTAGAATTTGCAGTTCCAGTTCCAAGTCTTGCTGTCGGTACTGTGCCTGTGGCTATATTGGTAGCATTTGTGTAATATGATGCTGCTTGACCATTAAAATTTGTAGCATTATTAGAAGTTAATGTAGCTACGTTAGCAGAAAGAGTTGAGTTTAACTGATAAGATGCAGCAGCTGTACCACCAAGATAATTCGAATTATTGGCAGTCATTGTGGCTACGTTAGCAGATAATGTGCTATTTAATTGGTACAACGATCCTGCAACGCCGTTGAGGTTAGTAGAATTATTAGCAGTCATTGTGGCTACGTTAGCAGAAAGAGTTGAATTTAACTGGTAAGATGCAGGATTGGTAGCATTATATGGTGTATAACCAAGAGCAGTGGTCACTTGCGATGATGTTATTGC